CATGCCTATCCATCTACAGCAGTCAGCGTTACCCATCAAGCCAGCGGAACGGTGGAGATTTAAACATGAGCACTTCTGGAACAACTGTTTGGTCACTTAAACGTGACGCTGTGATTAACTCAGCACTCCGTAAACTTGCTGTTATTTCTGGTGGTAGTTCTCCTGCTGCCTACGAAGTGACCAATGCAGCAGAGGCTCTTAATGCTATGATTAAGGGATTCCAAGCCGATGGTATGCCAATTTGGGCAATCAAGGAGTTTACTTTCAACACTGTAGCAGGAGTAGGTACATATAACATTGGAACTGGGTTAACCCTCAATACTCCAATGCCATTGAAAGTTATTCAAGGTTATCGTGTTGAGCAGACAGGGGCTGTCAATGTCCCCCTGCTTGTCTATAACCATTATGACTTTAATCTGCTCCCTGTTAATGCTTCTTCGGGAGAGCCAGTTAATCTGTTCTACCAACCACAAAGTACTTATGGCACTCTGAAGTTGTGGCCTACACCCATTGATGCTAACACAACGATTACTCTAGTTTACCAACGGCCCTTTGAGGATATGTCTTCTGCTACAGATGACTTTGACTTCCCTGCTTATTGGACAGAAGCTTTGATCTTTGGACTGGCTTGGCGTTTAAGTAGTGAGTATGGTATTCCTATTCAGGACCGTCAGGTATTTGCTAAGGAAGCTGAATTCTTCCACTCACAAGCATTGTCCTTTGGTACAGAGGAAGGCTCACTTTCAATTATGCCGGATTACTCTGGTCGGAGACATTAATTGCCTTATTCAAAGAGTCCATCGTTCTCAACGAATGAAACCAAACGGATCAACTTTGTCATTGATCCAATGCAGCGTAGTGGCTCTTTGCTCACCAAGGATGCTAAACTAGTTAACATGTTGGTAGAGGTTGTACAAACCCCTGATAACGTTAACCAGCGCATCTTTGTAAAGAGTAGGCCCGGCCTCGCTACTGCATACACAACTGCTGCTGGGGTAGGTAGAGGTTGCTATTACTGGGTTGTATCGGGAGTGGGTTATGTAATTTCTGTGGTGGATAATAAAGTTTATTCCAACAGTACACTACTACAAACAATAACAACTAGTTCTGGACCAGTGGGGTTTACCCTCCATGTCTCATCTGTCGGTACCATTACAATGGTTATGTTAGATGGTGTCAAAGGATATGTGTTTACTAGTCCAGTAGCTGCGGGTACAGCAATTACTTCTGTAGACTTTCCAACACCTCATGTCCCCATGCCCATCTTTTTGGATGGGTACATCTTCATTGCAAAGAAAAACACACAGGACATCTACAACTCAAACTTAGATGATCCTGCTTTGTGGACTGCTGGAGACTATATTTCTGCTGAAATGTATCCAGACAAGATTATTGCTTTGTCTAAGAACAACAATTACATCTATGCGGTTGGTTCTAATTCGTTGGAATATTTCTACGATGCTGCTGTAGCTACTGGTTCTCCGTTAGCTAAACACGACTCTGCTGTTCAACAGTTTGGCACTGTTGCTGCTGCCACTGTGGTGCAGACAGACAAAGAAGTTGTCCTAGTAGGTGAAACAGGTAATGGTGGGCACACAGTCTGGATCATAGATGGATTTAAGGGTACTGAGATTGGTACACCTGCTATTCGATCTATCTTGCGCTATGAAGGAGCTTCCTTGGTAGACGCAGTGGCCCATTGCACACGAGTGTCTGGTCAAAAGTTATACATAGTTACTCTTGCTAGTAATACCTTGGTGTATAGTTTTGACACTAAGATGTGGAGTTTTTGGAACTCTGGTCCCACTTCTAATTTAGCCTTTGATGGTATCTTTGGTACGGATGGTCCAAATGGTATGGCTTACATTCAAGGAGTAACTAGTGGTATTATTCACACCATTTCTGAAGACCACCATACAGATGCAGGTGTAGCCTTTCGCTGTGAGATCACTACACCAAAACAAGACTTTGATACCTTTAACAGAAAAACCATGTCTAGGTTTACCTTGATTGGTGATATACCTGATTCGTCAGGAACTGGTAATACTTTACAAGTGTCTTGGACAGATGATGACTACCAAACATGGTCTACTGCTCGTGACTTGTCTTTTGACTTTGACTTCCCTGTAATTAAACAACTGGGTAGTTTTAGACGTAGGGCATTTAAGGTGGCTTACTCACAACCATATTTGCTTAGACTAGAGGGATATGAAGTGGATATTAACAAGGGGAATCAATAATGGCTGGTGGATTACCTCCTCCTCCGACAAGGGCTGCCAATGGTGACTTTGCTTGGACCTCTTGGTATAATCAGTTATACACTCTCTTGTCTACTTCTGGCTCTGTGTCATGGAGTTTAATTAACAAGGCAGGAAGTTCTATTGCTGACCTTGCAAACAAAGCTCATGACTTACTGACTGGTCTACAAGGTGGTACTACCGGTGAGCATTATCATCTAACTGCTGCTCAATATACCAAAGCAACTTCTGCTAAAAGCTATGGAGCATTCCATGACAACACAACACAAGCTGCTGCAGTAATCAATACAGCATATCCCATTACATTCAATTCCACCGATCTATCTAGTGGTGTTTCACTTGGTACACCAACCTCTCGAGTAGTATGTTCTACAACTAATACATACAACTTTCAGTTCTCTGCTCAGCTACGTAAGACATCAGCCTCTGCTGCTAAGGTCTGGATTTGGGCTAGAAAGAATGGAGCAGACCTTACGGATACAGCGGGAGAACTTACGTTGGCTGGATCAAATGCCGCTTTAATTGCTTCTTGGAACTATGTCTTGTCGATGACTGCTGGTGATTACTTTGAACTTGTTTGGTCAACAGATAACACTGCTTGTCAAATCATTCAGCTAGTTGCTGCAGCTCCTGTACCCGGTATTCCATCAATCATCCTAACTGTCACTGACAACATAAGCTAATATGAATATACTTAGATTTAAACGAGTCTTAATGGACTCTTGGGGTTCTAGTGACGGGGGTGGTAGTGACTCAACTGATTCATCCAACGATGCTACAGCCTATGGCGGTAAAAACGCAGGCTTTGATCCTAATACTCCCGGGTTAGCTAACCAGTACAAGGGTAATACAGGTAACTCAGGATTCCTAGAGAATACAGAAAGCTATACCCCTAATACTCCTGTTAATGGGGAATTTGCTCCACAAGCTGTTGGACAAGATCAGTTTAGCTATCTTAAACAACTATCTGATATGTTCAGTAGTAATACAGGTAGTTTGAACCAATTGGCTAACCTTAACTTTGGTGGCTACACCACTGGTTCAGATATGAATGCCCAGACTGGTGAACAAGCTCTGAGTGATCAAGGACAATATGCTGGTACAGAGTCCCCTAGCTGGGCTAGACGTATGGGCATTATACCGGGCATGTCACAAAATCAATTCTTTGCTCAAGAAAGTCCTTCACAAAATACAGAGCGTATGGGGATGATTAACGAGGGGGCTGGTAATTTTGGCGCTGCCTTGATGCGAACTATGATGCCAGCTCCTATAGCAATGGGTTTGAATGCCTACGGTGCTTACAAGAACTGGGACTCATCTAAACCACTACAATCAGCAGGAAGGGCCCTACAAGGGCTTCCAGGCTACTTTGGCGCTGCAGGTAATGTAGCGCTAGGGAATTATGGATCGGCGCTTACAGGCGGTTTAATGAAGGCTGGTAACACTCCTATGAATGCTGCTGGTGCTGGTATAGGACTTGATGCTGCCTTGGGTAAAGATGTTACAAGACCTGCTGCTGGATTAGCAGGATATTACGCAGGTAGCCAAGCTGGTGGCCCTGTCGGTGGAGTCTTGGGTCAGAACCTAGCTCGTATGTTTACACGAAAGAAATAAATGGCTGATCAAGTATTAGACTACTTTAAGAATCAAACTTATAACCAACCCGGTCAATCCACTATTGGAGCTATTGGTGAGGGCATCGGTTCTTTGCTCTTGGGTAACCAAGTGGCACAAGGTGCTGCACAAACACGGGCAGGTACTCAACAACAGATTGAAACCTTGTCTGGTATGTATGGGCCTAATAGTCCGTATGCCCAGAATCTTCGTCAAGCCCTTGCCCGCAAAGATGCTGCCGCTGGGCGAAACAGTCAGTATGGTCCACGGGAGGTTGACTTGCAAGCACGTCTTGCTGGCCTTCAAGGAGCAAATGCTGCTACCATTGGTAACCTCCAAACACAACAGCAGAATGCCAATATGCAAGAACAACAAGTGAGAGCACAGCAGCTCAGCCACTTGTTTAACATTGCTAATAAAACTGGTGCAACTGATTGGGCTGGTAAACAACTTGGTGGTATGTTTGACATGGGTGAGCAACCCGCTGTACAACAGCCCATGAACCAGTCTGTGTATGGAGGTGGTGGTGACTACACTGGATGGAGTCCAGGTCAAACTACTGATCCACTCATGTCGTATCAATCTAATCAAGGGATGGGTCAAATGTATGGCCCAACTGAGCAGACCAACTACACCCCTGAAATGGATCAAACACAGTCTCCCACTTCTTCTAACAATGCTTATTACATGGACTGGTAATGGAACAAGCTAACATCCCTAAACAAGAAGAACTAAATGCTTTGTATGGTTCTTGGAACCCCGGTGCTTATATGCGAGGGTTTGAGAATCAAGGACTAGCTGATCAATTCCGTCAACAGAGTTTTCAGGCTAACCAACAAGGCATTGATAAGGCCCAACAAGAGTATAACCAAAATGAGGTGATGAATCCTCTGAAGGTTGCACAAATGACTGGTACTAATGAGGGCCAAGTCAATGCTAATGTACTCTCTGGCCTTAATGTAGAGCGGGCACAAGCCAATCAAGGTGCGTTGATGTCTGAGGACTTACGTGCTCATGCCATTAAGATGACGGATGATGATTTTAAAAAGACTGATCAACACATTGAAAGTCTTTTGCGTGATCCTGATCCAGAAAAACAACGGTTGGGTTTGAAGCTACAAGCCACTACTCCAGTAATGCTTGCTGAGAAACGTAAGTATGATCAAGCAATGGCTTTGCAGCAAGAACAATCTCGTAGCCATCTACAAGGTATTGGTGCTCAAACTGCTGCACAAGAGCGCATGAATGAGGCTAACATTGCTGCTGGTAAGTATGTCAAAGCAGCAGGGGGTGGTAATTCTTCTAGTATGCGTCTTAAGTTTAACTCAATGCCTCCTGCTACCCGTATGGGTATTTCTTGGATGGCTATTGAGACAGGTATTAACCCCTTTACCCAAGAGCCACTAACTGAAATCGAGAAGGAACAATTCACTGCTCTCCACGAACAAGATCAGGCTACGGTAGATGCGACTAATCAATCACGTACTGGTGGTGCGGCTGGTATTGCTCCAGCCATGAAGCCCGGAGGAGGCATTGCCATTGTACCTAAAGCTGCTGTCACTACTAAAGTAGCTCCCAAAGAACTAAACTACGATCCGAAAACAGGAACCTTTCACTAATGCCTAAAGTAAACCTCCCTAATGGAACAGCTTTGAATTTCCCCGATGGGATGTCCGAAGATGATATGCGCTCCGCAATTCATAAGAATTTCCCAGAGTACGCTCCTAAGGGAGGTTCTACTCCTACAGCTAACCCAATGATGTCCCCTTTGGGGGATACAGAGGCTCAGACTGAGGCTGCTGGTAAAGGTCTGACTGGTCTTGGGCAAGCTGCTATCGGTATGGTTGCGGGTATCCCTTCTCAAATTGCTGGTGGTTTGATGGGCCTTGGTGCCTTGGCTTCTGGTCAAGGATATGATGCTGCCGCTAACCAAGTCAATCAAACACAGCAGTCTAACTTTGGCTTGGGTGCTTATAAGGCCCCCTCTGTTGAAGGGCAACAAGTTGGTGAGAAGTTGGGTGAGGCTTTTGCTATGCCCGGAGAATTGGCTGGTAAAGCTGGAGCCTTGATTGGACC